CGTCACCGTTTCCCACGGCATTTCTTCCGCTGTTATGCAACAATCGCAACAACACTTGCTTAACTTGCTCACGCCAACCCCCTAGCAAATTTCCACCGCTGAGAATTTATTACCGATGCGAAACAACTTCAAATAGGCACCGTTCGCAATCGCTGAACCCATGTTGACAACGTTAACATCATACAGGTCTTCGAGTACATTCGCGTCCGTTATTCGCTTAACCTTCGCCGTGCCCGTCCCTAGCGTTGTGCCTGCTCTCGCTGTGATTGTACTCGTTGCCACCGCGATTAAGCAATCCGCCGTTTGTTGCGTAGGATCGCTGTTACCGCCAGTGCTCGATCCGCTGCCGATCATTCGCAGCAACTCTAACGAGTCCGCATCGTTAAACGCGTAAAGCACTTCATCGGGCATCAGGAAGTCCTTATGAAGCTGGAGAAGTTGATTTCCTTTTTGCAACGGAAGGTAAGCGTTGCTGGCGTTGATGCTTTCGCTCCGGTCGTGCCGTTTAACGCTCCGATAATTCCGAACGTGTTTGTGTCGTCCATGTAGCGTTTGAGTTTATTGGCGTCCGCTGCATCGACGTAATAAGGCCCTACGTCAAGCCGCAACTCGTCGTGCTTATCGGGGTCGTACGTCACTCTATATTTGACCCGCCACGCCGCGTATCCTGCGTACGATCCTAGCTCCGCCTCGACAACTTCTAGTAGCAAGGTTCTCGGATCAAAGATCTGCCCGATAGCGTCGAATGAGGCTTGGTTAACCGTGTCGTTTCTGTCGAGAAAAATCTTTAACTTTTGCGAAGCGTCCTCGAACTGAACAAACGAAAACTGGCAAAGGCTTCGCGTCTCAGTCAGTGGCGAATCGAATGGCGTGCCCGCTGAGTTCACCGGCTTCTTGGCTGTTGGCGTAGTTCGATCCTGAACTAATACACGCTCCTTGGTAACGAAAGAGTCGATTTTGAAAACTGGCACCCATGTCGTAGGGTCTGGACTGTCCGGATTCTCCTGAGACTGCTTTTGCTCTTCGGTGCCCGTTTGGAACTTTGCATCGACGTTCCAGTACAGCGGATGCTTTTCGTCACGGTCGGCAATCAAGTCATCGCATACCAAGCCTAAAGGCCCGTATAGCAAACCAACGCGGGGAAGCCCTGGAGTTTCAGTCAGCACCGAGAGACGAGAGGTGAACTTGTCATCAGTCTTGACGCGAAAACTCCAAGACTCACCGAAGACCAACGAGAAGCCTTGCCCCTTGCGTACAAACCCGCTGCCCTTGCGCAACTCACTGCCGACTAACTCATTGGCCATCGTTATCTCCTAAAAGCGATTCGCGGGGCATTCTCGGCAAGTAGCGTCTGTTTCTTGGTTTCGGCTAGCAAGTCCTCTGCGAGCTTCTTTTGCTCTGCTTGTTGCTTGCTCTTTGCGTTCTCTTGCTGCATGAACGTAAACGCTTCCTTAGTTCCAGCCTTGAGCGTTGGGGCGATGTTCTTGGCGATTTCTTGCCCTACACCAGCAAACTTATCCGCTGCCCCTTGTCGGCTTTGTTGCTGCGATTCAAACGCTGACCGTGCAAAGATGGATTGCTCTGCCATCGCTGCTCGCTTGCGGATACCTTCCTTTTGCTTCTCGTTGTCTCCAGCCTCTGCAAGTTGCCGCCTGAATACTTCGTCAAGCGTTGCGTACTCTTTGCGTAACGAGTCACTATATAGAAAGTTCTTGTCTTTCATCGCTGCGACTTGCTTCTCTACTTCGAGTTGCTTGTTAGCCGCTTCTACAGATGCGTGTATCGCGTTAAGTTCATTTAGCCGCTTAGTTTCTTTCATGTCCATTAACGCAGCTTGGGCTTGCATCTTTTCGCCCTCTGTCATCTGAAAAGTGTCGTCAAACAACTTCGCCTTTTCGTAGTTCTCGGCACCCATACCAGCCTTGCGTCTCTCTTCGCTGATCTGGTTGATGCGACTTGCAAACGCCGACCGCTCGCTCTCCATCTTTCGATTGTCAAACTCAATCGCCTCTTTAGATGCTTTAGCGGCTCGTTCCCGCTCGTCCGCGATCTGCTTCGACAATCTAGCCCTTTCGCGTTCCTGATCTGCCATTCGCTTCCCTATGCGTTCAGACTCGGCGTAGATTTCTTTTTCTTGTTGCGTCAACTCCTTCTTTTGCTTCGACGCTTCGACTAGCGAAAGGATGCCATCGAGGGCTTTGTCTACGCCCGGCTTAATTTCACGTTCACCAATAGCCGTTACGAACTGCTTAAACTCGCTTTGAAGTTTCGACATTTTGACCGATGTGGTCGTTGCCATCTTTTCGTTCATGCCGTAGAACAACCCGCCCTTTTTAGTAGCGTTCTCAAAGGCTGTTGCTACCATCTCGGCACTAATCGCCCCGTCTTCCATCCGCTTGCGTAACTCTGCCATGCTAACGCCGGTATCCTTGCTAATCTGTTGCAAAGGATTAAAACCAGCGTTGACGAGTTGCAAGACTTCTTGTCCTGTCAATTTCCCTGCGGCTTGCACTTGGCCAAACGCTAACGCCATCGCTTGGAATCGTTGAGCATTGCCCATTGATATCTCTGACATGGACTCCATAACCGGCACGACATCGCGTACACTCACGCCGAACTGCATCAACGTCTTGGAAGCATCTTGGAAGTCCGTTGCACTCAATGCGGATGCTCGATCCAAACGGACAAACTCCGCCATCAGTTTTTTGGTGGCCTCTTCTGATTGCGTGAATACGGTTATCTGCGCCCTGACTTGCTCTACTTGCATAGCAAGCCCCATAGCATGCTTTCCAAAGTCGGTAAGCCCCTTAACCGCTCCAAGTGCAGCACCCGCGACGGCTAGACCGCTTATCGCTGATGTGGCTTTATTGATTGCGACTGGTGCCGATGCTCCAAAACTATTCGTTGCGTCCGACTGCCTGCGGATGCCTTCAAGATATGTCTGAAAGTTGGCTTGTCGTGCGTCTTCTTCTTGCTTTGCTTTTAGCTTGGTATCCGCCAGCCGCTGCTCTGCCTTTGCTGCGTTCTCGGCATAGGTCGCGGTCAACCCGTGCTTTTTTGCTAGATTGTCAATGGTTCGATTGTAGGCATCCGCCGTAAGCCCACCTGCCGCAAATGCTCTGTCAAGCAACGCAACATCCTTTGCCATCTTCTGCATCGGGGTTTCCGATGCTCGCACCGCCCTAGCAATAGAGTTCAATTCGTGGCGTGCAAACTCGCCATTCTTCTTGAGTTCCTCAATCTTCAATCCAATCGAGATGTTAGCGACGTTTACAGTAGTTGCCATTTACTTCGCTCCTAATCCAAACATCGCTTTGACCTGTCCTGCAATTTGCGTCGATGCTTTAGCGGCTTGCCTCAGCATCGTTTTTGCGCTCCGTTTTGGCCGTCTGTAGCGTGTCGGCATGAAGTCCGCTACCTCCGGCATCTCCTGACCAGCCCTAGCGTATAGAGGCAAGTTGATAGCGTGTACGATGGACGCGGTTTGTTCCCACTCTTCGCCGATTGGCTCGATTGAGTCAAACGCAATCCACTGGTTTAACGCTCCCGATGGTAGGCTCTTCATCCATGCCATCGGGTCAACAATCCCCCATCTCAACGCAAGCCGGAAGGCGATTGCTAGCCGCCGGTTGCGTCTGATTTTTTTGCTAGTGCTTCAATCTCGCCTGCGTCGTACTCGGAGAGTTTCAAGGCTTGCTCGTACAACTTGCCGATAGTGCTTTTAGGTAGCGGCTTGAGCGCGTCCGAATCTTTAACGATCCGTTCGCCATCAGCACCCACCAAGCAATACGAGACAAGCAATCTTCGATGCTTCGCAAAATCGAACTTCTCGCCCGCTTGCATTGCGACTTCCATGTCCGCCGCATCAGACTCGCAAAGTTCACGAAGCATGAAGACTTCGCTTCCGATGCGAATCTCGATAGTGCGAAGTGGACGCGATGCCGCCGCTAGGAATCGATCTAGTTCGCTACTCATCGTCGTCGTCCCCTTCGATGATCCGCTTTGCTTCCTCGACAAACTGTCGAGAGAACTGCTCAGGCGGTAACACCTTGACCGGATGCCCTAACGCTTGCTCCGCTTGTAGTTCAAGCGATGCAATGGCGTCGGCGTTCAACTCGTCATGCGGGAAGTGAAACAACGCTTGTAACTGCGATTCTTTGCCATGCGGCAAGTAGCCAACTAGCACCGAATCAAACGTCACCTGAAACTGTGCCAACGGAACATCAATTCCGTCGGCTCTCGTGCCAAATTGCTGCTTTAAAGCAAACATATAAGCCCCTTACTAAGCCACTGTGTAAGTCAAAGTTGTTGCACCGTCAAACTGTAGGGTGTAACTGCCCTTCATGATAACGCCCTTTTCGCACGAAGGGAATTTCACGTTCTTGACGAACGCTGTTCCCTGCACCGAGCCAGCACCGGGGAATGTCAGTGTTACCGCGATTCCCGCGTAAGGCTCCGAGGTTGGAATCATTGCAGTAGTGATCGGCACAGCTGCACCGAGCCAATTGAA